TACACCACTGGCGAAAAAATTGAAATAGTTTTGCAGCTACAAAACGACTTAAAAGTTGGAATGCTCTCTGCGGAGCAAATGAGGTGGATAGTCGAAAATAAAAGGTTTGGAGCCTGGACGCTGCAAAGAGAAATAGACAAATTAATGTTTTCTGGTAAAATTAAGATTAATCCAATTACACTTGATGATTTAACAAATTTTCCTAAAAAGAAACCTTTTGATTTGTAATATACCATATCTTGTGTTATTTCTTTACTTGGCTACAAAGCTCCCTCTTTTTTGTTGTTTTTAGCCAATTAAGTTAATTAACTAGAGAGTCTAGGCTTTTCAATTCTTTCCTTTCTATGCTTAGACTCTCACCTTAGAATAATTATAAACTATGGCAGGAAGAAAAAGAAAACTAACAGACAAATTAAAAGCTCACATATTATCACTTATTGCAGATGGCTTAACAATTAGAGAATTATTTTCAAGGGATGATGTGCCTATTTCCTGGCAATCATTCAGGACTTATTTAATTAATGATGATAATTTGATGAGTAGTTATATTAAATCAAAAGAATTGGCTATTGATCTTAAATTGTCAGAGCTGGAAGACAAAAGAAAAGAATTGGAACAAAAAATAGAAAATGGTTTCGTAGATCCTAAGTCTGCTCAAAACTTAGTTAATCTTTATAAAATTATAACTGCTCATTCTCAGTGGTCAGCTAGTAAATTATCATCTAAAACTTATGGCAAAGCTGCTGAAACTTTGCAAATAAGATCAAATAATGACCAGAATTTAGCTATTTCATGGATGAAACCAGATTAAATAATGTTGATAAAATGTTCTAAAAGTGTTGATAAGTCTATTGTGTTGGCAAAAGTTGTACACATAAAAAACATATTATACACATGAGAAGTGGCAAAAATGCAACAGTGTTACTTGGTTGCAACAATAATTATTATTACTATTGATAATCATAAATTATCGTTAGTAATAATTTGTTGATTTATGAAAGAACAAAGCAAGAACATGGGGTTTTATTTTTGCCGATACCCCAAATTTTTTTGTGCGACTAAATAAAAATTAATGTATGGTATAAACACATGGATG